ATATTGCATTAATCTCTCCGAGCATCATTTTTGCCGTCAGCTCTTGCTAATCTATCAACGTCTGGCTTAACGCCCATTGCATTTGATACTAGAGTATCGATACGAATAACATCATGATTCATTGTACGAACACGATTATCTAGTGCTGTAATGATTCCAGATAATCCTTGAATTGAACTCATAACACCTGCTAAAATAAATTTCATTGTAAGAAAAATAAAATAACCACCAGCCATTGCAGCTGCGATTGGAAATCCAACGTCTGAAATTAATTTAAATGCATCTTTCATTTCTTATCTTTCTTTTCGTAATAGTTCTTCATGGCCTGAATTGTAGCATTCTGCTGTTTAATATATCGTCTTAGTTCTGCTACATTGACACTAAGATTTTGATAACCATCTGGTGTTAGCCCAATAATTGTTGGATTTACTTTTAATTTCTTATCTGCATTAGCAGCTGTAATAACAACCCACTTCAATGGATATTGTTCAACTACTCTATTATCAGGTACAACAAAGTTTGGTCTATCAAGAATTTCTGTTTTAGTTAAAATCTTTGGACCCGTTGCTGTGCAAGCAGATACAGAAAATGCTAGTAATGATGCAATTAATACTTTATTCATTTCTTTAGTTCCTTAATCAAATCAGGGCAAATATTATTTTTAACTTTGCCTTTCTTTTCATCTTCGGTCAATTCAGCACCAGAAACCAACTCATTGCATCTAAGTGCGCTCTGAGTGCCTCTATTAATTTTTCTTTCAACTAAATCTGGTTTTTCTGCAGCTGCTTTAGAAAAATCACTAAACTTCTTTTTTAAGTCTGTTACTTGTTTTTCTGCAATTGCTTTTTCTTGCTCTAATTTCTTTGTTTCAGCTGCCATTCTTTTAACATCTTCTTGAATAGCAGCCATAGCCTTCTCTTTACTGGCTATAACTTCTTGCTGTTTAACTTGAACTTCTGCAGCTAACTGTAGCTCTGCTTTAAGTGATTTGATGTAGAGATAACCGCCTGAAATGACGGAAAGAACAATAGCACCTATAGCTATCTTTGTACCCAGCCCAAACATGAAAATCTCCAAAAAATTTTGTAGAAATGCTCTTGATTTTCACATTGGCATTATATATATATTAGTGGTGGTTGCCGAAAGGAACCACTTTTATTTATAAACCTTGCTTGTTTAAGGAGGACATAAAATGTCAAATACACTACCATTTTTCACTGATATTGCTAAGTTTGATAAGTTTTTTGTAGGTGCCGATTCAATGATGAAGTCACTTGCGAAAGCACATGACACAATCTCACAAACAATTCCTGGGTATCCACCATATAATATTGCCAAAACTGATGAAAACAAGTATGTTATTGAATTGGCAGTTGCTGGATTCGGAAAGCATAACCTTGACATTGAAATGGCCGATGGCACCCTTACCATTAAGGGTGGCGTAGCTGTTGATGGTGTGCCTGCAGAAGATACAAATCTAATGCAATATGTTTACAAGGGAATTGCAGATCGTGCGTTTACTCGTAAGTTTGCAGTATCAGATACAGTTGAAGTTAAGAATGCTGAACTTGTAAACGGTATGCTAAAGATTTGGCTTGAGAATATCATTCCAGATCATAAGAAACCCAAAAAGGTTGATATTGACTGATGGAAAATCCATTCACATTCATTTATAACTATGTGAACGATTGCATCAGAATTCAGAAAACAATTAAAGAATTATCTCAGCTGTCTGATAAGGAACTGAAAGACCTTAGAATATGCCGCTGGGATATTCCTAAAATTGCAACTGATTCTGTTGCAAAAAAGTTTGACATGTAGTACAATACGAAATCTTCACTCGCTGACTGGATATATTATGAGCAAATTCTATACTAATGTGCATTTATATCGAAATGATATATTACTACGTGGTTATGATAATGGTCAGCGAGTGAAGGAAACTATACCCTACAAGCCGTATCTATTTGTGTCATCCCGTAAGGGCGATTCGATGTTTCGTACATTGAATGGAAAGCAAGTTGATAAGATTGATTTTGATAGTGTTAGAGAAGCACGTGACTATATCAATAAGTATAAAGATGTTGATGGATTTGATATATATGGCCTTACTAATTTTGTTTATACTTTTATCAATGATACTTATACGGGCGAGATAGATTACGATCCACGTTTAGTATCTGTCGTTAATATAGATATCGAGGTCGCAGCAGACCAAGGGTTTCCAAGCATTCAGTATGCTGACAAGCCTATCACTGCTATTACGATGAAGAAGAACGATAAGTATTTTGTTCTTGGTTGTGGTGATTTTAAATCTGAAGACCCAAATGTTCTTTATCTAAAATGTAAGGATGAAGAACAGCTTCTTATTAAATTCTTAGATGTTTGGAGTTCCAAGTGGTTCTCTCCTGATATTGTAACGGGATGGAATGTAGAGTTCTTCGATATACCATATATCATCAATAGGATTAAACGTATACTAAGTGAAGCCATGGCTCGCAAAATGTCACCATGGAATGTCTTGGAAGAGAAAACTATTGTTCTCAACGGCAATAACAATCAAGCATATCTTCCAGTAGGTATAACTATCTTGGATTATATGCAGCTATATCGTAAGTTCAGTTTTGTTATGCAAGAGTCGTACAGATTAGACCACATCGCTCACATTGAATTGGGAGAACGTAAGTTAAATTATTCCGAATTCGAATCGTTGTTTGATTTGTACAAAAACGACTATCAAAAGTTCATTGAATATAACATCAAAGACGTTGAACTTGTGGACCGTTTGGATCAGAAGCTAAAGCTGATTGAACAAGTATATGCTCTTGCATATGATGGTAAGGTAAACTACAGTGATACATTCACATCTGTTAGGATGTGGGATGTTATTATTCATAACTATTTGCTGAACCAAAGAATTGTTGTTCCACAGATGAAGGTTGGTCGTAAAGATAACCAAATCATTGGTGCTTTCGTTAAAGACCCACAAGTCGGAGAACATAAGTGGGTTGTGTCATTTGATCTCAATTCTCTTTATCCACATCTCATTATGCAGTACAATATTTCTCCTGAAACATATGCTGGTCATATATCTAACATGGTAGAAGGCGAATCTGGTCTTGAGAAAATATTAAATGGTTCTCTCAATAGAGAAGATATGCGTGCTAAGATGCAAGATAATAACTTAACATGTGCAGCATCTGGTTGTTTATTTGATAGAGACTATCAGGGGTTTCTTCCAAAGCTAATGGAGAAAATGTATAATGATCGTGTCGTTTATAAAGATAGAATGATTGAAGCTAAGAAGAGGCAAGAAGTAGAACCTTCTGATGATAATATAAAAGCTATTGCTCAAAATCATAACATGCAGCTTGCAAAAAAGATTCAGTTGAATAGTGCTTATGGTGCATTGTCTAATGAATATTTTCGTTGGTATGATGATAAGTTAGCTGAATCAATTACACTATCTGGTCAATTAGCGATCAAATGGATCGAAAGAGATATGAATACGTATCTCAATAAAATATTTAAAACAGAGGATATCGATTATGTCATTGCGTGCGATACTGACTCTATGTACATTACGCTTGACAACTTGGTCAGTCAGGTTGGCCTTAGTGAATCTAGTACAGATGCAATCGTCAAATTTTTGGATAAAGTGTGTGAACGGAAGTTTGAGCCGTTTATTGATGGTTCTTACGAACGCCTTGGCGAATATGTTAATGCATATGCTCAAAAGATGAAGATGAAGCGAGAAGCAATCGCAGATAAGGGTATTTGGACTGCTAAGAAAAGATATATTCTAAATGTTTATAACAATGAGGGTGTTAGTTATTCTGAGCCTAAGTTGAAGATGATGGGCATCGAAGCCGTTCGTTCTTCTACACCAGCTGCTTGTCGTGATCTTATTAAAAAAGCTCTTGTGATCATTATGAATAAAACCCAAGAAGATTTGATAGATTTCATTTCTACAAATAGGGAAGCATTCAACAAATTGCCTTTTGAGGAAGTATCTTTTCCAAGAGGATGTAAGTTGTCTAAAAATAATAATGGAGTTAAATCTCTTTATAGTTTGACTGATAAAAGTCTTCCTATTCATGTGAGGGGCGCTCTGATATATAATAAGATTATAAAAGAACACAAGTTGGATAAGCGTTATCAATATATACAAGATGGGGATAAGATAAAGTTTTCATATATGCGAACACCAAATCCAATAATGAGTAATGTGATTGCTTGTACCAATATGCTACCAAAGCAACTTGATTTGGATAAGTATATCGATTATGATACTCAATTCGAGAAATCATTTCTTCACCCCATTAAAAGCATAACCAATGCGATTGGTTGGCAAGTTGAAAAGACAAATACAATAGAGGATTTTTTCACATGAGTGTAAAGGAAAAAAAATGGCAAAAATAGTGTTAGATGATAATGAATGGGATTTTGGATTCTCTATAGTTGACGAAAATGAGCTTGAATTAGTACAACAGCTTCAAAATGAAAAGGAAGCTGCTATTGGAGAAGTATCTGGCAATGTAGAAGCTCTACAAGTTAAGATGTATACATTATATAAAATGATTTTACCACTACTAAACAACCTAAAGCAGAATCCAGATAAGTCATATATCCATTGGCCCAATCGTGTCAGTAAGATTGATGAATTTATTAAAAAACTAGATAAAGTTATTAGTGAGTGATAAACTGGATTGCTATTGATTGCAGCTAATGTTGGCTTGCGCAAAAAACACTTGACTAAGTTTGAGGACGATCATAATATAAAGATTGATCCTAATTCTGTTGTTCATATTGACTGAGGAGTTTATAATGTCATTGAAAGATCGTTTAATTAAAAATAGTACTATCGAGTCTACTGATTTACTTTCAGATAGTAAGATTTACGGTAAGAAGGATATGATACCAACTAGTGTACCTATGGTAAACGTTGCTTTATCGGGTTCTCTAGATGGTGGCGTTACTCCAGGACTAACTGTATTAGCAGGACCATCGAAGCATTTTAAGACTGCTTTCTCTTTGCTTATGGCAGCTGCTTATATTAAAAAGAATCCAGATGGTGTAATTCTTTTCTATGATTCAGAGTTTGGTACACCACAAGAATATTTCAAGACTTTTGGTATTCCATTCGAATCTGTAATTCATACTCCAATTACTAATGTTGAAGAATTGAAGTTTGATATTATGAAGCAGCTTGATGAGATCAAGCGTGATGATAAAGTTTTTATTATTCTAGATTCAATGGGTAATCTAGCTTCTAAGAAAGAAGTAGAAGATGCGATGGATGGCAAGTCTGTTGCAGATATGTCTCGTGCAAAATCATTCAAGTCTCTATTTCGTATGGTTACACCACATCTTTCACTAAAAGATATTCCTTTTGTTGTTGTGAATCATACGTACAAAGAGATTGGTTTGTATCCAAAAGATATTGTCGGTGGTGGAACTGGTGTTTACTATTCAGCAGATACTATTTGGATTCTTGGAAGACAGCAAGAAAAAGAGGGAACGGAGATTACTGGTTATAACTTTGTAATCAATGTTGATAAGTCTCGTTATGTAAGAGAAAAGAGTAAGATTCCAATTACTGTATCATTTGAGGGCGGCATCAAGAAGTGGTCAGGTCTACTTGACGTTGCACTAGAAGGCAATTATATTGCTAAACCATCTAATGGTTGGTATCAGCTAGTAGATAGAAGTACAGGAGAACTTGTAGGAACGAAAATGCGTATGAAAGATATCGAAGACAATAAAGATATCTGGTTAGACCTTTTTGAAAATACAGACTTTCCAACTTATATTAAACGGCGTTATTCTCTAACAACAAACTCTATGGTGTCTAATGACGATTGAGAAAACAGTTTTATCACATTTAGTGTATAATGATGAATATGCGAGAAAGGTAATTCCATTTTTAAAAGAAGAATACTTTCATAACCTATCTGATAAAACTGTATTCAAACTCATAGACGAATATATTGCAAAATATAACAATGTGCCTTCAAAAGAGGCACTTGTTATTGAATTGGATCAGAAAGATTCTATATCTGAAAGCATATTCAAAGAATCAAAAGAAACTATTGATAATCTGTCACAAGACATGACTGATTTACAATGGCTAGTAGATAACACAGAAAAGTTCTGTCAAGATAAAGCAATCTATAATGCTATTATGGATTCAATCAAGATTATGGACGATAAGACTGGCAATCTAGCAAAGGGTTCCATACCAGAACTCTTATCTAATGCTCTTGGTGTTTCGTTTGACGTATCAATAGGACATGATTATATACTCAATTCAGATGAGAGGTATGAATTTTATCACAAGAAAGAAGAAAAGATTGAATTTGATCTTGAATATTTCAATAAGATTACTAAAGGTGGTCTTGTTAAAAAATCATTGAACATTGCTCTTGCTGGTACTGGCGTTGGTAAGTCACTATTCATGTGCCACTGTGCAGCAGCAAATCTTACAAGAGGACTGAATGTTCTTTATATCACATTAGAAATGTCAGAAGAAAAGATTGCTGAACGTATTGATGCAAATCTTTTAAACGTCACAACAGATGAATTATCAATGCTCCCTAAAGATGTATATGATAAGAAAATTCAGAGAATAAACAACAAGACAACTG